TAGATCCCATCCAGCCAGTCCTTCGGCGATACAGGGCCGGGCGCGGAACCCGCCCACGCCATGCCGTAGCTCATGATGGATGCGGTATCGCAGTATGGATCAAGATCCGCGTAAACACACCAGTTCTCGCCGCCGACAGATCCGTTTACCGAAGTCATACCGGGCAGGCAGATGTTGACTTTTTTATCAGGACTATATTTTTTCACCGCCTGATAGATATTACGAAACATCGCAGTCGATTTAGATGCCGTGGAGTAATCACCGCCTCGCTCAAGGTCGATATCCACGCCGCTGCACCAGGGGTATTTTTTCATGATGCGGATAAGCTCGGTTAAAAACCTGTCCTGCGCGCCGCCCGCGTTTTCACGAAGCGCCGTGAAGATGCTTCCGATTCCGTCATTTCTTATGGTAAGCAGCCACCTGATGTGCGGATATCGGTTTATATAGGTCATCATGTCCGAAATCGCCACGCCCTGTTCGGTTATCGTTCCGGTCACATCCACCTTGAAAGAAAAAAGACCGACCTGTGAGAGGCGGTTCGCGTATCTGTTAAGGGCGGTATACATACGGGCGTTTCCCATGAATGTCCATACCATGCACTGCCTGCCTTTTAGAATGTCTCTTTTCATGCGCCGTCACCGTCCTTCATTTCATAAAACTCGCAATAAAGTCTTGCGGATTTCTTGTCTTGGACTGTTACAGGGTGCTTGCTGTCACAGGCTGCGCAGTATTGAAAGAATCCGTCCTTTGCGGCAGGTACTCCGTTTTTAAGGCACTGCCTGCTTGAGGCAAGAAGCGACAGCTCATCGCCCGCAGATGCGGAAGTTTTAAATACCGCCTTATGCGCGCCTTCGCCAAGGGCAAGAGCTATGCTCTCCGCCGCCATGTTCTGATTGGGATAGACCTTCCAGTCAAGCCCTGTGGAGGCTCTTCCGAGGTTGAATATAATAAGTGAGGCGTTTCCTCTGACGATGCCGTTAAAAAACCGTCTGCCCGTAACGGCATACTCATCCCCGGTCTGATACTTTTTCAGCATTTCTTCTGTATTATGAGAGTACCCGGAAAGTCTGTCGCCTTCCTGAAGCATAAGATCTGTAAAATACACCTTTCCTTCGCAGTCAGAAACCTGCTGCCGTACCGTCACGCTTACGATCCGTTTATTCTGCTTCTTTTTGATGGTTTCCGTAAACCTTATAAATTTTGGCATTTTAGTTTCCGTCCTGTGTCCACTGAATTTCCGATACATGACCTACCCAGCCGGTCGCAATAGCGCCGCCCTGAAAGAGCATATCGGTTATATAAATATCGCCCGTGCAGTCAGTCACGCAGATACGGATGCGGATATTTTTCACCCGTCCGTTCTCCGGGTTGACCGCCTTTGCGGTATGCGTAAATGAAGCCATAGCTTTTCCTTTCGTCAGAGAAGATCGATAAAGCGCGTCTCCTTTGTGCCGTCTTCATATTCGAATTCCACCTCAATACCCACCTGTCCGTTTTCACATTTTTTAAGGTTCTCGGATGCTATTTGGCACGAGAAGGTGTAGCTTTCGCGGTTTGCAGGCGCAACTGTCTGCGAGAGGCTCTTTGTCATACCTGGAGCGCCCTCGCACTTAAAGGACGCAGCACCGGACACACCGTTTAGCACATCCACGGTAAAGCCGGAGTTTTGCCAGTAAGCAAAACCGTTATCTCCCCTTGAGTTTTTTAAATGATTAAACGGCACCAGGTCTTTCATTTCCTGACTGTCCACAAGATTCGCGCCCGAAAGCGTATCGGCCGCCGAGTCCCACTGCGAGGATGAGTCACCAAGTTCACGGAGCGTGGTGGAAAGCTCCAGCACCGTGTTCCAGGGTTCTCTCAGGTTATACTCCCGCCTTACAATCCTCGTTTTTATGGAAAGATTCATCTCATCGTCTTTTACGGTTACGATATCGCCGAGCTTCCATCTCTCGTGGCTGTATCCCGTAAGACTTGATAGATCCATCGCGTTAAGAACATAGGAGATCCTCGGAGCGGCATAGTCCGCAAGCCGCATATTGGCATATTCAAGCATCTGATAGGGATTCGTAAAACCGGAGCAGTCAAGAGATGATACCCTTACTTCATTTGTGTAGGTCTTATCTTCCACATACTCCTTACCTCCGTTTATGGACGAAAATGTCATCCCGTCTTTTCCGTAAGCATAAAGCCTTGTAATCAGGCTCTGCGTATCAATGACACGCTTGATGGATTTCATGTTTTTCCTATAGCAAAAGAGCGCGCCCGAATCCTTACCGCTGAAGGTCACAAGGCTTACGGTTTTATTCGCATTATCAAAAAACAAATCTCCGCCGTGAATGTCCTGCACCTTTCTTAAAATGGCGAGGGCATTTTTCTCACTGCAGGTCCAGGTTCTTTTGGTTCTGACATTCACGGTTCCCATCGTCCAGTCCGTATCCGCAAGGGCATAGGTTATCGGCACATCCGCCGTATCCGCGTTAAAATCGATCTGCTCCTTTTTCACGGAAAAACCCAGGTCATAAAACGCGGCTTCCGCGTAAACGGAAGTGATGGCCGTTCCGTTTTCGCTCTTTTCATCGGTAATGGTTCTGATGCGGTAGATATCGCCACGGACTTTGATCTGCTTTTCATTTTCAAGATGCTTTCTTTTTCCGTCCGAAAACGGAATATGAAACTCCAGCGTATCAATGCCGTTTATCTCGCCGGTGATAATGATGTCATAGGCGTTATCCAGCACAGCTTCCTGACTGCCGTTTAAATCAAGCAGGATTAAATTTTCCATTTTTTACCTCCAACGGCTTTTCGCCTGTATGACGAGTTTCTTAAAAGAAGACTCTCCGGGCGTGGAAAGCTCTATGGCGTTAATTACGGGAGTAACTGATGTATCCGTTGTTGAAAGCGTCACACGGAAACGGATATAGCTTTCGCCTTGAGAAGATATTTCACCGTCTGCAGCGGGAGCCTGCCAGTTTGACCAGGTTGTAAGGTCATTGGATACGGAAGTTTCAACGTTTACTTTTGTCCCTGCAGGAAGGCTTGCGTCAAGCCTTACATATCCTTTTCCCGTAATGCCATATTCGGCGGCTGTGGTCAGCATTCCGCTCCCTGAATACACTCCGTTTACGGCTCTTAGCCGTACTTTGTTCTCTGCTGTCAGCCCATCAACATCTGATGACGCATCCGCCCCGTTTGCAGAAAGCGACCTCTTAAACCATGAAATGATTTCTGATGGCGTAAGGTCTGAATCGCAGTCCAAAAACCACTCGTCAAACCCTCCCGCATACCAATAGGTTCCTGCATGCATTCCCCACACAAGGTCAGCCGTGCAGGAGCGGTTCAAATCTCCTGTCAGCGCATCATCTTTTGTCCAGATCACGCCGCTTTTTCTGTCACCCGAAAAAAACGATGCCGCTCTTTCCGCAGGTTTTATGAGACAGGCCATAAAATACCAGCCTCCGTTTTCAAGAACAAAGCCGGGATCGAAAGTATTATCGTAAATCAATGTCCCGGAAGCGTTGTAGAACATGAATCTCGGCTGTCCGCTATAGAGCGAAAGATAAACGATTGGATTTCCCGGACCGCTTCTCGTGTTCAATATCGGGCAATAGGTGTTCCCGACAGAATAGGTGGTAGGCTGAAACCATCCGCCAACGGCAAGCCTATCTCCTATTGAAGAAAACAGTGTGCCGTCATTGGTTAGTTTGAGATAGCTTTTCTCCGTCCCGGGGTCGTTTAAGTTCATCTTAAAGTAATTCCCAAGATGCCCGTCCTTTTTTATCACGCCAGTCGTTCCGCTCCAGTTATTGATATACAGTTTTCTTCCCTTTCCGGAAGAGTCCGCAAGGCAGGTATCAGCATCCGGAGCATTGTCATTAAAACGCCATAGACCGTCCTTCCCCCAGTTGGAAGGAATCTGCCCGGTGAAATAGTCCTGCGTGTTAATGCTCTTTGCCGCTACGTTACTTACGCTGTCCGCTTCAACAATGACGGTATTTGCGCCAACCCTCAGTCTTGGAAAATCAAGGCCTGTCAAATGCGGCAGTCCGTTTCTTAAAACATTACCGTTTATGTCCGTAACCTTTGCCGTCATCAGGGAAGAATCAATCACAAGCACTTCATTTTCCGCCAACTTCCCGCTGATTTCGAGCTTCCTCCCGTTCGTTTCTATTTCCGTTTTCTTTCCCGCGGGAAGATTGCCTGTAAAGGAATAGACGGGAAGTGAGTCCGCATTTCCAAGCGTCCTTGTAAGCGTTGATGTTCCACTCTTAGAAATCTCATAACTTTCATCATTTTCCGCATAGGCATACGGGTCCGGGCAGAAAAAGACAAGGTCAAAGGTGCAGGAGTTTCTGACTGCTTTGTCAAAAGAAAATCCGCTCTCAAGTCTTGTCGAATAAATCCGTCCCGGCTCTTTGTCCAGCGTAAGCGGGCAAAGCCCGTTATCGGGATTCAGCCACGCTACGATTTCATCTTTCCTTGAAAGAAAATCCGCATCGGACTTTCCAGGAGGAATAAAACAGGAGATGACGATTTTTCTCTCGCCCGCGGTTTCTCCGAAATCAAAGACGCCTTCCCGTCCGGGAACGGTGACGGTATGGTTTATAAAATCCGGCATTCTGCTTTCGGATGTAATTCTTGTGGCAAGTCCCATCGATTTCGATGAGGTGCCGTTAAATGTAAATCCCATTTAGATCACCGCTCCTTTCGCTCTTCTTCCGGCAACAAGCAGGCTGTTTAACTGCTGCGAGATTTTCCTGATATCGTCATCGCTTCTTACGCTCATGCTTTCGATGTTGATAAGCGGAGCGTTTCCTCCGTTTTCAGAAGCGTTCCCAACAGCGTCTTTGATCATCGACCGCAGCGAATTTACGCCCACCACGGCTTCCGGACCCGCTTCACCGCCGCCAAGCAGCGTATTTCCTGAACGGCCGAAAATCGCCGCGTCCTTTAATATCATTCCACCGTCCATAGCCTTCTTGTACCAGTCCACCGAAATATGCGGAATGCTCGGCGGCGCGAGCGAAAACTTGCCCGATATGGAAAAGTGAGGGAGTTTTATTTTCGGCAGGCTCCACTTGAAGCTGAAGATTCCTTTCAGCTTGTTCACAATGCCTGAAACGAAACTCCATATCCCGTTAAAAACGGAACTGAATGTGTTTTTTATTCCGTTTAGGATTCCGCTTATGGTGTTTTTTATGGCATTAAAAGCTCCGGATATGCCGGACTTCATGGCATTTACCACGCCCATCACAGCAGACTTTATACCGTTCCAAACGCTGGTAACAACCGTTTTGATGCCGTTTACCACGGTGGTAACGGTTGTTTTTATTGCGTTCCACACAGTCGTAATTACAGTTTTTATGGCGTTAATGACCGTAGTGATAACCGTCTTATAGATATTAAAATATGTGGTGACCACCGTCTGTATGGCGGTAAAAATCGCAGTAAAGAAACTCTTTATCCCGTTCCAGATGGTTGATATGACTGTGCTTATCGCGTTCATCACCGTCTGCACGGTCGTTTTGACAGCGTTCCACGCTCCCGAAAGGAACGAACTGATGGCATTTACCACGGTAATGAAGGTGTTTTTAATTGCTTCCCATATGCCGACAAAGAGGTCTTTGATTGCCGTCCACACAGTGATGGCCACCTGCTTTACATTCTCCCAAAGGCCTATCCAGAACTCTCTGAAGCCCTCGCAGTGATTCCAAAGATAGATAAAGGCCGCGACTAATAGTCCGATAGCCGTAATAATTAAACCGATCGGATTTGCAGCCATTACGGCGTTTACGCCAATCATCGCCGCCTTCACCGCTCCGATTGCGGTAGTAACCGCTGGAATGATCGTCATAATTGTGCCTACCGCCGAGATGACTTTGCCTATAACAATCAGGAGCGGTCCTATCACCGCCGCAATAAGCGCGATCTTTACAATGACCTGCTGCACCGGTTCAGGGATTCCCTTCCAAAATTCCGCAAATCTCTGAAGTCCTGCGGATATGTCTTTTAATACAGGGGCAAGAACAGATGCCAGACTGTTTCCGATGTCCGCCCCGACTTCCTTTAGAGAGTTCATGGTCATCTTGAACTGGTCTATTGGATCGAGCGTTTCCTCGAAGGTTCTGTCAACGCTCCCGGAAAAGTTCCCGAGAGTGCCGGAGAAATCCTCAAGATTGAGCTTTCCTGTCTGCACGGCATTATATATGGCCGCTCCGGCTTTGCTTCCGAAAAGATCATAGGCCGCCTGAAGTTTTTCGGTTTCCGTCCCGTTTCCCTTCATTGTGGTCGCAAAGTCTGCCATGGCCTGATCGAGCGTCTTTCCGTCTTTGGCCGCATTTTTCATGGCGGTTTTAAGCCCCATCATTGCGGCTGAAGTATCAAGACCTGACATCTCGACCATCCCCATAAATCCCGCCGCTTCCTGCGCGGTAAGTCCCATCGCCTTAAGCTGCGCGGCATTGGAGGATAGAAGTCCCGACAGGGTATCCATATCGATTCCCGTAGACTGCCCTGTGGCATTCAGCGCATCCAGCATGCTTCCCGCCTCGCTTG